AGGAATACGAACTTGAAGCCTTCCGGCGTCGTAGTTACGTCCACGCCGTTCTTCAGTCCGGGGATGTTGTAACGCATCCGGGCGATGATCTTGCGCCAAGCCTGCTGCGCCTTGATCGACGTCAGCACGTCCAGCTCGTCGACCAACGCGTGACCGATCTTGAAGCCGACGATGGTTTGCGGCTTCTCCATCGACCGGCAAATCACAGTGCCGCGATATTGCCGGCCGCTGTAGATGTGAACCTCATGATTCGCCTGGTTGATCTTGGTCTTCAACCCCCAGTCGTAGGCCACCTCCTCCATCGTGGGATAGAAGATGTCGCGGATCTGCGGGTAAGTCGGTGCGAAGTAGCCAGCGTTGACGCCGGGCCATTCCATGAAGTGCTTGCTCAGTGCTGAGCATCCGACCCAGGTTTTTCCGGAGCCGAACCCAGCAACGAATGCGCGAAACTTGTGGGGCAACAGGAGGAACTGCGACTGCGGAACGTTAAGGCTCGGCATTCGGCTTCCTCGCATCCACTACGTCGACCTGAATGCGCGTCGGAATTACCGGTTCGTCGTCAGGCTCATCCTTCCGGTGCCGATTGACGTAGACGTCGCCGACTTCCTTCGCAGCCTGCTCGAGGATCTGCATGGCCAGACCGATGTTCTTCATCGACTCGGCCTTTTCGACAAACCGGCTCATGGCGCGCAGGCGGTATGCTCGATTGGCGATCGGGATCTCGGCGGTTTCCTCGCGGAAGCGCTTGCGGGCATCTTCAAACATCGTCACCCAGCGCTTGGCCAGGCCTTTCCCTGATGTCTTTGTGGGATCGTGTGTCTCAACCTGCTGGCGAGTCACCGATATCCCGTATTCCTTTTGGACGGCTTCAACAACCTGTGAAGGCGTGTCGAAGCACGCCAAGGCCTGAACGATAAAGGCCTTCACGTCGTTTTGAAGGGCTGCCATAGATTTTCATCCGTCCAGAGCCTGTCCAGAATCAGGCCGACTTGAGCAGACAGGTTCCGCAGGCCCTCGATATGTTCAATTTCCCTACCTCAGCAGGATTGTTTGCAGCGTCCACCAGCTCTTGAACCGCCGGGCTCGCACCGTAGCGGCGGACGACACCGATGAACTCTTCGACGTCGTGTCCGCGCATCTCAAGCTTCGGCAATCCGTCTTGGGTAAACGCTGGCTGTCCGTACTTATCGGTCGCCTGGGCTATGTGGTAGAGCTCATGCTCGACCAGGGCGCAGAAGTCAGCGTCGGAACACTGGGCACAGTAATCGGCAGCCAGCGTGATGATGTAAGCAGGAACATCGCCGAACCAATCCAGCATCTGTTGCTCCATCCGGGCCTTCTGCCAACCACCAGCGCGGAACGCCACTTGCTCGGTCTGGCCCACCACCGTCCGCCCCTTCTTCGTGAATGCCGCAGACGCCCACATCACACGAATGTCCGCATCGATCAGATGGGCGTGCTCTTCGTTGTGGATGCTTCCGGTGTCGGCGAGGATTTCGGCTTGGAGCCATTCCCATACCTCGGGGGCTGGCATCAGGCGGATACCAAAGTCGGATAGCTCTGACAGCTCGACCAGTGACGCGGGAGGAAGCGGCCGACTCATACCAGAAGAACCTTCTCAATTCAGAGTTCACCCCCAAAAGGGGGGCAGATTGCCCGCCTATGTGCGAGCCGGCCGGGCCTAATGAGCACTCATAAACCAATGAGGCTCAAGGGATGAAAAAAAAGTTTTACTCAGTGCTTGTAGTAGCAATCATCGTTTTGATGATTGCTCCGGAATGTGTATAGCCCGGAATGATTGCTTGCCTGCTCAGTAAGCCCTGATGTTTGCAATCCCGGCTGGGGAGGCTCGTTCGATCGCCTCCCAGTCGGGCTGCTAAATTGCCATAGGTTTACTTTGATACTTGAAATGATGGCGGAATGCCGGTAATAAAGCCGCCCGATCGGCGTTACAGAATCAAGGCAAGGGAAATGGATAACCTGATAAAGCTGCGCATCGGGCTTTCAATTGGAGCAATTGTGGGCCTTCTACCGATCACGCTGCTTTTCACTGCGGGCATGATCGGACTTTTTATCCCTGCCATATTTATTACACCGACCACCCTTGTGGCTACCGCCTCCATTGGTATCTGCATCATCTCAATTTTCTGCATCGGTTCGGCTTGGAAAATCTATGCGCTTGCAATGACAGCATCGCCCAATATCCAAAACCCTCGTCTACTCGCATTTGGCGCAGTGATAACCATGGTCTGGGGCTTGCTCGTGGCCTTCTACGTTCGCGAAATCCCACAAGCCACATGCATATTCCTGATGCCTGGAATCACTTCTTCGATATTGCTCGCAATTACGCTTAAGCGTGCCGTGGCCTGAGAAAACTTACTCGCGACTTAGCCCCCACTTGAAACCACTTTCCAAGGTCGCGACACGGTTTGCTGATTCGCGAAACGTGTCGCGACTTACTTGGATCGGCGTTCGATCCCGTCCGGCGCCTTGT